GTCCGATTCTCGTTCGGGCTGTAGGCGTACTGGGTCGACGTGAACGTCGAGCAGTTCCCGCACCATGACCCCCGGCGGCATTGGTCTTTCCAACGGAACAAGGAATCGATTTGTTCGAATTAGCTTCTCAGCCAACTCGACCTGCTTGCGCGTGAGCGCAACATCGATCCCTCGTATCGTGGTTACACCAAAGCCACCGAGTGAAATGGGGAGAAAGAGGTTCCTTCCCCTCGCCTCTGACCTAATTTCATGTCGATGCATGGCGATGTATTGTTTAAACACATCCGGCTGCTTGCCCTTCCAGGCTCCCCTAACCACTTCGTTAATAACGGAGCAGTATGGGTGAGTCTCGATATCCTCATTATCTCCTCCAACCCGTCCGAGGACCTTATGGTTTCCAACCATTAGGCCCACGTTCAGGAAAGGGATGATTTCTGGGGTAGGGTTCGCCTCCCGTAAGTCCATGACGACCGAGACCGAGTTGATGTTCGCATAACGAGAATGGATATAAGCCTTTCCAGGGCTCATCTCCAGACCCACTTTGCGACCGAGCTCCTTGTGGAGCTCCCACTCGGCCTCCGTTCCTATGTAGAGCATGTCATCGCCGTTGATCCGAACGGCGGACAGTAGATCTTTAAGGGACGCATTTGGTCTAAGGCGCTTGCGGACCGTCAGGTAAAGACCGAGATTCGCAAGGCACAAGATTGGGAAGGAAAGGATGGAGCCCATCAGCTGACCATTCATCTGATCAACTGGATCTAATTTCACGCCAGCAACTTCCGGATAGAAGATGCGGTGCGGAGCAAGAACACCGAGTAAAAGGTGTAACACGCTCTTAGAACCAGTCTCGAAGAACGCCCCCGTGGAGACCTCGTTCAGCAAGCTGTTCAATATCTCCTGTGAGAGCGACGCCGAGAGACCGTCCGTGGCAGCAGAGTAGTCGATCGACAACCAGAATTCGTTCTGGGGGTCGCCAAACTTCTTCTGCGCCTCGTACACGTCCAAAAGATCAGTAGGATCAAAAGGTCGGCCGATGAGGCTAAAAGGCTCCATCTCCCTCATGCAAGAATGAAGGATCTTCTGGACCGGCTTAGCGAGATAATATTCTAGGCCTTGCCCTTTCGAGATGGTTCGAACCTTAAATGGTTCGAGCACTGCCTCGACTTGAGCATTGAGCCTTGGAATGGAGCGCTCGTAAGAGTAGACTCGTTCCCGTAGCAGGTCTTGGAGATCCTCCAACTCCCCTGGTCGGACTACGCTGATGGCTGCCAAGCCACCACGGACCCTACCGTTCTTGAAGGTGGGTTCGTCGTAGACGGTCATCCGACCAAGACTTTCTGACTCGCGGAGGGCCGACGCAACGCCTAAAAGCTCGCGGAGCAGCCCCTGCTGACCACCTCGCTTCCTACTCGCCTCGAATGAGGCATGTTCGGAAGCTTTGTGTACGCAGAGTTCAGGTTTTCTAAAAACCTGACGAAGCTCGTGACGCGATCTATAAACGATGCGATCGATAACTGCTGAGAGGTTGTCCATGACCTCGTCAAACAGCT